CCGCATTATCTATCAGAGATGTAGCACGTGGAATTTTACCAGACTGTTTGATAATCTGTGTAATAATATATTTTCTAAACGGATCCATTAATAATAAACTCTTTTTCTAGGCTCTAATTTTTTATCTACATAATCTTCAGGGTGTTTAACTAAACCACCTTGTCTGAATCGCATTACCGCCATAGTCGTAGAATCGACTAAGTCGTCATGATCTCCGTGTGGGAATGCTGCACATTCTTCCATAACTTCCTCCGCAAAATTCTGGTCTGGCGCCCATATCATTCCAGATTCAAAAAGCGGAGCACACGCATTTACTCTAACATGTTTATCATTTCCTTTGCTCGGCGTAAAGTTTAAAACTGGTATATCCATTTGACGAAGTTCATAGGTCAAAGGCAGTCCAGATGCCTTTGCTTCGACTATAACCGACTCTGGTTTCCAATATTTATACTGCTCTAACGCTTTTCGTCTCAATTCTGGAAATTCATACCTTCCTTTTACTGCATCGAGCAAAATTAAATTCGCTCCCGAGTCCTGATCGGGAAAAAACACTCCCCAAGTGGTAATTGCACTAAAGTCAGCTGTTTCTTTTTTCATATAAGCCGTATCATACGCTTGAATAACATGTTGCAGAGGTGGAATTCGATCATTTGTCCATTTTCGCCACCATTCTCGCTTAATTATCGCTCCTTCTTCAGAAGTTGGGTTTTGCATCCACTGTGCATTCCATTTTCCAACTGGTAATGTCGCTTTTACCTTCTCTAATTCTTCTAAATTCCAATATTCAGGCCACACGGGCTCTATTTCAGTTCCGTGGTCCATGATTGCTGGAAATTCGACCACTTCCCATTGGTCAGCTTTTGCTTCTTTCTGTTTTGAGATCAACATTCCTGTTAAATCCTTCTTGGACCAACGTGTCATAACACAAACTATTCTTCCACCAGGTTGTAAACGTTGTCGTGGACCAGATGTGTACCACTCGTATGCATTTTCCATGGCTGTGGGAGATAAGGCATCTTGCTCAGAGTGCGGGTCGTCAATTATTAATAAGTCAGCACCACGACCTGTGATCGCTCCACCAACACCAGCTGCAAAGTATTCACCACCCTGAGCAGTTTCCCACCTTCCTGCAGCTTGCGAATCTTCTCTTAGAGATGTTATAAAAATTTTATGATATTCAGGAGAGTCAATTAGTGTTTTTGCCTTACGACCAAAACGAATTGCTAATTCTCCAGTGTGAGTTGCTTGAATGATCTTTAATTTTGGATTACGGCCCACCATCCATGCGGGTAGTAGGTAAGATGCAAACTCAGATTTTGTATGTCTGGGTGGCATATTTATAATAAGACGGTTGATTTTACCTGTTGCAAGGTCATTAAACTTTTTTGCAACGTGTCTGTGGTGCGCCCCTTCAATGAACTCGGGCCAAACGCACTTAACAAAGCTTAAAAAATCATCTTTTGCCTTGTTTTGTATCTTTTTTTCAGCATGTAAAACTTGAAGTTGTCTAAAGGTTTTTCTGACATCGGCTGGAAGCCTACTAATATCAACGTTATTTAAATTCATAAAAATTTTTTAAAATTTTTTGCATCTTTTACGATGTTCAAAACGAATTTACCACCATTAACTCTCTAAATCAAGCAATACAACCTGAAGTAGTGGGACCCCTTTTTTAAAAAAGGGGGGATGGGCCGGCCGGCCGGATTCTCGTTGAAGTTGTGTTTAGTATCTCTATTTGATTTGTGGAAAGTGGAGCCGGCGATTTTGTCGCCGGATCCTTGGTTGATGGTTAGTCTAACAGAACCATGTAAGCTTTGGCATTTAGTCTACTGAACTTATCCAATTGCTTTTGCATAGTATCGTAGCGTTCCTCTATCTCAGCTAACTTAATAGATAAGTAAAGTTTATTTTCTTCCTCAGTCAACATTGCTGATTGTCCTGAGTAAGGGTTGTGTACTTCTATTTTATTGTCTGTATTTGTTTTCATATTCTTATCCTACATTATCCATGGTCATTGTCAACTGATTTAATTGTAGTTCTTGTTGCTTGATATGGTACTCGTTCTTGTCCATTATCAGTATATCTATATCTATAACTCTCATACTTTTCTTTCTCAACTTTGATCGGTGTTTCAAGAGCCGTGCGCCTTGGCGCAAGAGCCACGATTGCCTCAGCATGTAAGTTGCAAAAATCTCGCTCACAACTTTGATTACAAAAGTAATTATAGAAACCTCTATTGCCATTATAAGTTTTAACTTTTCTAGTTCTTAGAACTTTATCCCGGCCGGATCCTCTTATTCTTGATTGTGTCGTATAAGTATGACACGCCGGCCCATGACACCAATTATAATTCAAATTTACCTGCTTTATAATCTTCCCGAAGTTCTTTATCCTCTTTATCCTCTCTCATTTCCCCAATACATTTAGCATGGCTCTCTAAAACTTTTTCAAGTTTAGCTATTCTTTGTTCTAACTTGTCAAAGATTTTAAATAGTTCATATGTTGTGTAACCCTCTTCTTTTTTTTCACTCATGTTTGCTTAACTCCTCTTCTATTTTTCGGTTGAGTTTAAATAGTTGAATATCAATTTCTCTTAATTTCATTTCTGAATATAAGAACAAAATAACCCCAGCAATTATAAAAAATATTCCAAAGTATAATAGTAAATTGTAATCCATTATTTAATACTCCATGCAGTTATTTTATCAGTTGCCATTCTGTATTGGTCTTTGCCCTTTAGTTCAGTTGCATTTAAGTCTAAAAAAGTTAAGCAGTTATGTCCTGCTTGTGCAACGAACTCTCTACACTTGTCATTCCATTTTGCTTTTCTATCTTTTACTATTTCACCATTTAACTTTGTAAATGTGATTGTAAATGTTTTATTGTTTTCCATTTTATATCTTTCTGTTTAATTAAGGCTATCCTACTACAAATAGGATAGCCTTGTCAAGTGTTAATTTACACTTTCATTTTGTTGTTTTTCATACAACATTCTCGCCTTTATTTTATCCTCTCTACTCACATTTTTGTTCTTCATTCCTTTAATCCTATCAGCTAGATTTTTAGGATTGTAGATAGTTAAGCCAGTAGAGTTAGTTCTGATTATTTCTGCGTCTGAAATATTCAAACCAAGTTCAGTAGATAACTCTATTGCCTCGTCTAAATATTTATAACCTTTAAGACCGATTTTAATTTCTTTCATTTGGTCTAATACAGATTTAATCCAATTTCTATGTGCCATAACAAATTGTCCTTTGGCTTGTTTCCATTGTTTCAACATCATAAATTGCTCTTGAGTACAAGCAATAGAACGATCTCTACAATATTCTCTACCAATTAAATCTAATTGATATTTTTCATTCCATTGTTTGCCATAGCCACTATCATCACTACCAAGATATTTATTATTTGCGTCAACATATTTTGTTCTATGTGGGTTTTGTTCTTTGCCCTCTTGCTCTATCAAAATATCTGGATTGCAATTATCTTGTGCTTTGAGTTCATCACGATACAAAGCATAGCCATAAGTTTTGTTCTCATTATAACTATTACTACTATCATTATCAAACTCGCCATTTAATCTAAAGTCAAAATGTTCTTCAATAGTGCTATCTTTCATTATTGGATTGTTGTCATAATCTCTATCTTCAACTTGACCTAAATAATGAAAATGAAAACAACTATCCTTTGCGATAGTTTCAACATTCTCAAATTTATTTTGAAGATAGTATGCCTTTTTGACATCTTCTGGTGTATAATGTTTTCTGACAATTTGTTCTGCAATATTCCACGCATTGTCATTTAACTCAATTTGATCTGCTTTGAGTTCATCATACTTTGTTTTTTCTTGTGTTGGTTCTTGTTCCAAATGTACTCGCATACGATTTGCGATCTTATTACGATACTCTTGGTTTAGTCTTATTCTACTCATTTTTGCCTTTCTGTTTGTTTGCATAAATAAATTAATATACTACTTGACAATACTTGTCAATAGGATTATATAGGAATAGTTAATTGATAGAGAATGGGTATAATAAATACACGGATTGGTTAACAGTCAATCCAAAATCCCAGCTGGAAGATTAACGGGACAACTTCTGGTTGTGAAGTACTTTAAGCTTGCTTCAAATTACCAACGGCCAGAACTGATCCCAGATCCATGCTATTAGTGCAAGTGATTCTAGACCACTAACTGTGTGAAGAGCATGGATCTGGGATCAGTGTTGTAACTGCCGGATATAAACGGCTATAGTACAGGTTGCAATCGACTACTGCGCGATGGCCACAAATCTAGAATGAGTGGTCCGCCTGCACAGGACAACAACTGATCCCTGATCCATTGTGTGAGTTTATCTCGTTGCTGTTTTAGACCAGCGCAATGGATCTGGGATCAGAAAGGAGAATATGGATACTAAATGCAAAGCAAAGGTGAATAAGCTTGGAGAAATGATAAATGCTGTTTTAATGAAAGTAGTTAAAAACAAAGAACTATATGACGATGTTTATCAGCTACGGGAAAAACACGATGAAATATGTATTTTAATTAAGAAAGATAAATCAATCAGCCCCAAACAGGCAAGATTTTTTAAGGCCCGGGCATTTGAAAGAAGTGGAAAAGCTAGCTGGCCAACTAAAATAAAATAAAAGCTTCAAGCCGCAAGCTTCAAGCCGCAAGCTTGACAGGACCTGTAGGAGATGATAGGATGAATTT